ATTGAAGAGATAGAACGATTAAGAGAAAAGCTTTGTAAGTGTAGTAACTAATGAAGTTAAATAAATCTTACGTCTATCCGAAAACAACTAGAGAGACTATCGATGGTAAGCGTCATTACGCTGTTGATAGTTATAAACTGCCCTCGGTCACCACTATACTATCAGCGACTCAAAGCGCCGAGAAGCGCGAATCGTTAGCCAACTGGCGTAAACGAGAGGGCGAGGAGAACGCAGCGCGGATCGTGGAGCAATCAGGTGCAAGAGGAACAGCGATGCACAAGATACTCGAAGAGTATATTAAAGGTGATGGTTATATGGATCTTACAACTGTGGGCCAAGAAGCACACAATATGGCCAAACAAGTTATAGAAAGAGGACTGTGTCATGTGCCAGAGTATTACGGACTAGAGTGTTGCCTGTATTATCCTGGACTATACGCAGGTCAAACTGACTTGGTTGGTATACACAAAGGAGATTTAGCAATCATAGACTTTAAGCAAACTAATAAGCCAAAGAGACGTGAGTGGATTGAAGACTATTGTCATCAGTTAGCAGCGTACACAATGGCACACAACTATATGCATAAAACACAGATACAAAAGGGTGTAATTATGATGTGTAGTAAAGACAACTTCTATCAAGAGTTTATTATACAAGGTCTTGAGATGAGGAAATATCAACACCAATGGTTAAAGAAAGTGGATGAATATTATGATGAGCTCAAAGGCAAGGATTAAAAAAATAGACGACATAGCAAGGAAGTATCATAAGACCCAAAATGAACAGCTCAAGTCATTATGGTATGAAGAAGTAAAACAATGGGCAAGAGAACAAAGGAGATTAGATGAGATTAAGAGATCTACAACAAATTCTAGAAAAATTCACTGACGGACAGAAGGGTACAATGATATCAGACTGCCACGTCTATATTGAGACCCAAGATGGACACCTCGAAGATTTAAGAAGATTAGAAATACAAGAGTCTGTGTTGATAAACGACCCAAATCCTGCCAGATTAGTGTTAAAACACGATAATGACAGACAGTTTGGTAAATCAATAACATTTAGGCAAACTTAACACTTGACATATCAGATTATCCCACTATATATATAATATGAAAACAAAGAAAGGAAAACAAATGAGAAAGAAAACAAAGAAACAAAGAGCAAGATCTATTAAGCACATAGCTAACGACGTAGAGAGTATGTACAAAGATATGGATAGAGAAAACAAAGGAACAGTTTATATGTTCCACAATACAGTATTAAACACGATGTTGTTTGTTAACTGTAAAGACGCAGACGAAGCAGCTGCTATATTTGATAGCTGTGGTTTTGCAAGAAGAAGCGATTGGAAGATCTTTTTAGAAATGGGACAACAACCTACAGATGGTCCAAATAGCGAACAAAATTCAGATGATACAACCAAAGGTTGTAGATATCATTAACCGAGTAGCGGCAGGGGGAGGGTACCGGCATGCCTAAAGTACCCAGAAAGGCCCTGCCACGTCGTCTAGCACGGGTACCTACAGTGCTAGACACGGAATTACCACAATCTTGCCACAATTTAGACATAATCTGTGCCAGACATAAGAGATATTCTGGAGCAATTTTTTTTTTGAGTCATAGCAAAAGTTTTCGGTGGCACAGTGGCACAAGGGGTGTTTTTGGCTTATAAGTGTTGGTATTAGCGAATAGTAGCTGTGCCAGAGCGATTTTTTCTGGTGGCACAGGTGGCACACTATCAAAGTTGGTATCCGGCGCGCGCGACCCTTTTTGTTTTTTTTAAAACTTTTTTTGCCCTAAAATATCCCTTATAGTGTAAATAGATATGCCCAAATTGAAAAGACGTAAAAAATCTAAATATAAATTTACTGTAATTAAAAACAAGAAGTATTACTTCTATAAGATTACGTGGGCTGATATCACCGGCGATGCGGGTCATGCTACTGTAGAAGAGTTTGACAAGTTCAAACCAAGTATTATGATTACGCAAGCATATGTATATAAAAAGGATAGAAAGAACCTTTGGACATTTGCTTCTTACGAAGTAGGAGATGAATTATTTTCTGACAGAAATGTATATCCTATTGGTTGTATATTAAAAATGGAGAAAATTAATGAAAAATAAGACCTTGACGAAGAACATGCCTAATGTAAAATGGAAGTCTATACCACCGGTGAAAGGACCCGACTCTCAAGGTATCAAAGCTCCACTCAAACCCACAAAATATGATTACAAACCTAAAAACACTTTACGCAATGATAAATAAGTTTTTTAACAACCACTCTGGTGTTGTATTATTTGTTATGCTTGTTGTGATTTATCTGAAATCGTAGCCTCTGGCGTTACATCTACAGCTTCTATTAAATCTTTATGCTCATCTAGAATTTGTTTCATTTTAAGTTCTAGTTCTGCCTCTGAAAGTTTATCTAGATTACCTGTCATGATTAACTTCTGATCTACATATAATCCTGCTGCTTTACCTCTAGCTACTTCTGCATTAGTTGCTGCTGACCAAGCTCCTTTTGCTCTGGCTGCATCTCTTATTCTTGCAAGTTCTGTGATGTGTCTTTCGAAGTTGATGCCATACTTCTCCTGTATCTCTGCTCTTAACTCACCAATATATTTAACTACTAATGGAGATCTCTTTGGACTTCTTAACTCTGATGCTGCCTGTCTAGGCCTTGACTCATAGCCAGCTTGCTTTGCGCACTCTGCTGGTGACATGCGACCCTCATTGTATACAAGAAGTTCTGCAAATTTTATCTGTCTTTCACTTAATTTGGCTGGTGCTGGCATATATTGACTTATACCGGACATTAGCGTACAAGTCAATTATGAAGATATTATTATTCTTATTTGGCTTCCTAGTAGGGCAAGGTACCGACAAATCTTTCGATGGTACTAACCTTATTGTTAACCAAATATTCAAAGGTGTGTACGATGAAAAAAGAGTCGAAACTGTGGCTTACAGTCAAGAAAAATACCCCAAAAATAAGTTGGACTAGACTAGAATCTTGGGCCTCTTATGGTGTGCCTGATTTACTTGGTTATCACGATTCATGCGGATTTTTTATGTGTGAGCTTAAATGTGCCACTAGTCCAAAAGTATCATTTAGCCCTCATCAAAAACTATTTCACATGACCAAGACAAAACGTAATTTTATAATTGTTGAACAAAGCCCAAAGGGCTCTCCTCGTTCCATAAAACTTTATGAGTCCTCCGCGATCCACGGGCTATTGATAGATCATCGCGAAACGCCATGCTTGGCGCTTGACGATTGGGATCACATCCAACGAGTGTTGATCAACACTACGCCTGATGCTTGACGCTTGTAGCTTGTAGCCTGACGCTTGCAACTTCAGGTTGCATCGCGCTTCGCTTGTGGCTTGGCGCCATCAACGAACCGCTTACTATTCTCTGCATCTAACATGTCATTGGGATGCGGCTCGCTTGCAGCTTGCAGCTTGCCGCTGGTAAAGAAGGGCTTACGTCCGGTTGGGTAACCGTTGGCCGCGCACCACTCTTCATGAATCACTTTGATCAGGTTGTAGTACTTACGTCTAGCAGCCATACATCTCCTGGCAATAGTCATCGATGCCCAGGTTGTCAGTGAAGGGCACGTTAACACGGTCCCCGCCCCAATAGCCTTCAACCTCCATCGTATTCAGGTTTACCCATACCGTCGGGCCGCCTCCTGCTACCAGGATCTCTGCAGCCATGTAACGCTTCTCACGGTCCACCAGATACCTGATGTCGTACGTACCTTCCATCCATTCGTGGGCATCCTGCTCACGTATCTTTCCTGTCTCCTCGTCGGTGACCATACACGGCCTGGAGATGCCGTTCGCAATGCTCTTGCACATCCTGACCAACTGCTCGTGGCACGTCTCGCTCTTTTTTTTAATTGCACTCATGTTATTTTCCTTTCTGTTTACTGTTATAATATCCCAGATCTACCAGCGTGTCAAGCTTGCAGCTTGTCGCTTGGAGCTTGCCGCTTTTAGCGATTGATGCTTGTAGCTTAACGCTTGTAGCTTGTAGGTTTTCCCTGAAGTTTTAATCTTGTACTTTAGATACCTCTTCCAGGGCAGCATCCCAAGCGCCAGCTCTGCTGTCAACGTTTGCAGCTGACCGCTTGACGCTCCGTCTAGTTCTATTATTATTTTTTTTTGCATGTCTCTTCCTTTCATTTAATTGTTTAAATGTTAATTGTGTCCATTTCATGTTTACCTTTCTTTGCTTGTAGCTTGAAGCCTTGCGCCCGAAGGCGCACACTAGGCCGGGGCCAGCATTGATGCGTTTTGACTGCGCTCTCGACTGACCATCAATTGACCCCAGGTCCCACCGCGCGCAGACTTATTAAAGCAAACAGTCTGATAGGACCAGGGCTCAAGGGTGAAGGGTTCTGTGTGGGCGATCCCTCTCCAACACGTGCGATGGAGGGACGTTCTCATCAGTGACACAACTACCCATACTATAAGACACGCTCTCGCTATGTCAGTCCGTTTCACCAGCTTGACGCCTGTGGTCAATCTCTTGACCCCAGATCACCGGTGCGCACTCTCTTAACCCGAAGGCTGATTGTTCTTGTCGGTGATCAGGGCTCAAGATTCTAAACAAGCATTTACATAATCGTTATGTTCGTGTTCACATTGGGCTTTATACTCCTCTTTGTTTTTCGCCTGTGAGTTGCAAACTCTATCATATTCATCGATATAATGTTCTGTTATAATTTGTTTTGAATATGGAAAGTTTTTAATCTTACGATTAATTGCGTCTATTCTTTTGCTTTGCCAATTTTTTATTTCTTCTTTCATAATAGTAATATAACACTTGACAAACTCTTTGTCAAGGGATAATATGGGAAATATTAATAACTAAACAGAAAGGAAATATATGGCACGAATAAGGTTAAATACAGAATACCGAAACAAGATCGGTAATCGTATTGAGAAAACTCTAACTCAAAATGACTGCGAAGAAAAGCAGAAATATTTAGAGGCAAGAGAACAATTAAAACCTATACAAGACCAAACTTGGCTACTTGCCAAAGAGGTAATACATAGGACTTATACTCCAAGCGATATAGAGAAAGCTTGGTACTTACAAAGAAAATTTCAAAATGTAAATACTATTGCAAAAGATAGTTGCTTTCATTTTGGTTTTCACGGAAAGAAAGAAGATGAAAAAGGTGTTATGAAAGATCATTACTTTACAAAACACTTTGACTTTAGACTAGGTGCAAGTGTTGACGGAGTTGACCCACAAGATTATGGTCGTAATAGTGGCGACGATAAGCACTCTTTCGCATACGCGTAT